TACCATAAGCCTGCTCAAGAGTAATTGGCTTATTTGTATCTTTATCTATGATTTGTTTACCTGATGCATCCAAGATTGGTTGATTAAAAATTTCAGTTGATTGTTTCATCCTAAAAGCAAACCCAGCAGACTTGCTCTGATCTTCTGTTGGTTTACTTTCAGCACCCTTACCCTTAACTTCCACACCTCCTACAGTAGATTTAATAATGGCACCTGTGTCCATGTTTATCAGACCAATCGTTCCATCCTCAAGTTGTACTTGTTGTGTCCGTGGTGCTTTGTCTACATTTTGAGGTTTCTCAAGCAATCTTAAATTGGCAATAGTCGGTGGTAATCCAAGTTCAGCTAATAGCTTTGTCTTTTCTGATAGACCTTCTGGCTTTTCAAGCAGCCTTAAATTGGCAACAGTAGGTGCTAAGCCAAGTTCAGATAATAGTTTTGTCTTTTCTGATGGACCTTCTGGCTTTTCCAACAATCTTAAATTTGCAATAGTTGGTGCCAAGCCAAGTTCACTTAACAGCTTTGCTTTGTCTGATAAGTTAGCTGGTGGGTCAAGTTTTAGCGCCATGTCTACAGACTTCATAGCCTGCTCAATTTGACCATTCGCGGCCAACATTTTTGCAACTTGTCGGTATTGGTTAGCCATAGCAACATTGGCGTTCATTGGGGCTGCCATACCTTGCGCTGTTGGCGGCATTGCTGCACCAGCAGTGGGTAGCTGAACCGTAGACCCCTTGTAATTCTTCAAGGCATCTAAATCAGCTTGGGTGGTATACATCTGCTGCATCTGGCCCATAGGCACTTGATCTTCTCTGCGTTCTGGATTGTCAATAATGCTTCTGCGTAAATAAGGGTCACCAACTTGCGGCAGGGCTTCTGGTGTCACTGCAGTCTGCATAGCTGCTGGCGCTGCTGCTTGAGGTGCAAATACACCTGCAATCATTTTCTGCAAATCTTTCGCTTTCTTCGCCTCATCCAACTTCTGCTTCAGCGCCATCTGGGTCAAGGCACCCGTCTGCGCTTTCTCGTACCCGGCTTGTCCTGCCTCAAACGCTGAACCTAGTGCCTCGCCAATGCCTATGCGCCTGGTGCTTTCCCCACCAGCCTTGAGCAAGGCTGCTGACGCTGCCAGCATTGAATTGCGCTGCATTGCGGCCCTCTGCTCTGGCGTCAGGTACTCATCCAGGAAGTTACCGCCACCGCCGCCAAAGACGTTGCCCAGAAGTCCTTCAATGTTAAATTCAGCCATGATTGATTCTCCGTTAACCTAGCAGGCCAAGCAATGCACCAATGCCAGCACCCATTGGACCGCCAATTGCTGCCATTCCAGGTAAAGCACCAAGCTGGTAACCATACCCAGCAGCACCAAGTGCGCTTGCCAATGGATTCTTGTAAGTTGGTTGTGTAGCAGTCTGACCAAGGTTTGGCAGTGATGCTGACAATCCAGACTGAGCAATCCCCAGCTTCTCCACGCCAATCCCGCGCAGTGCATCCAGCTGCTGCTGAGTGAATTGCTGCTGCGCTTGTCCTGCGCCCATGACAGCCTGTGCGCCGCCAAGACCAAGGTTCTGCTGCTGCTGCCCAAAGGCACCTAGCTGGCCTGCTGCAGCCAGGCGCTGTGCATTGGCGGCAGCGTAGGCTTGCTGGTTGGCAAGATCGCTCTGCTGGCCTAGAGATGCGTTGTACCTCTGCATCTCGTTCTGCGCTGCAGCGTTCTGCATCATGGCCTGGTTGGTTGCAGCAGCGCCAAACTGCATCGCACCAGTGCCTTGCTGCGCTGTCTGCAGAGCAGCTTGCTGGGCGCGATTCAAGTCTTGCTGCATCAGGTTGGCAGAGGTGTCAAACCCTTGCTGTCGGAGCTGCGCTGACATCTGTGCTGCCTTGTCAGCATAGGCTTGGTTGGTGGCTGCTGTTGCAACCCCCTGGCGTGTACCGCCATACGCCTTGGCCCTGGTTGCAGCTTCACCCATCTGCTGCACAGCAGCCTGCCGTGCGGCCTCAATGTCACCCAGGACACCAGTGGTTTTCCCGGTTGCAGCGTCATACGCGCCGATTACTTGGCTGGTGTACGGGTTTAGGTAGTTGCTGATGTCGCCCATCTTGGCTTGAGCTGATATGACATCAGTAGGCTTGTAGCCGACAGCACCAAACTGATTGGACATCCCGGCATTGACATTGCCTGTGTAGTAGGGTTGAAACTGCGCTGCTTGGTTGGCGTACTCGGCGGCAATATTGGTGGTGTCAATGCCACGCCCAGCCAGGCCAGTGTTCACCAGTTGCTGCTCACCAGCGCGGTAGATGGGGTTGAATCCCGCAAACTCTCGCACTGGCAATGCCGAGGCAACGCCCTGCGCCTGCTGCAAGTTCTGCAGGTAGGCTTGCTTGATCTGCGGGTCAATTGATGTTGTGCTTGTTTGGCTGCTGCCGCTTTTGCTCATGTTTTTACTCCAACAATGATTTCAGACGCTGGGCTGGGATTCGTCCTGCGTTGATTTGCTCGAAAATGTTTGCGCCGTACTTCTTGACTGCGCTCTTGCGAATGACGTACTCGCCGTTGTCCAGGGCAGCATAGCCATCGTCAGGACCAGGTGGGTTTGGTCCCTTGACCTGTTGAGGTGTAACCATGCCACCCTTTGCCATGTAGCCGCCACCTGTTGCGCCACCGCCAGCCCTTGCGCCTCCACCGCCATCACCTTCACCAGCCCTTGCGCTACCAGCATCAGCCGAACCAGGGTCAAAACCAAAACCTGCAATGGTTGACGCATTTGCCGCTGCCCGTCCTGGTGCTAACGCAGCTTCTGCTGCTAATGCAGCTATAGCCGACCTATTTCCAAGTGCAGCTAAATCCGCTATGGAGTAACTTCCACCTCTATACGCTGCGCCAACTGGTATACCCGAAGCAAGGAAACCGCCAAGGGTATTAAAACCAGCACGTTGCGCCTCTCCAGCTAAGTTGCCAAGCATTCCATATGCAGTTTGACCAGTACCGTCACTGTCGTTTCCAGCTCCACGTTCAGCACCACCTGGTACACCACCACCACCGTCTACACCAGCGCCAGGTGTTGTCAGCAGCCCTGTTCCAGCCGCTGGGTTGTAGATGCTGGCGTCAAAGCCACCAAGGTTGGTGTTGGCTGCTGTGACGCCTGCTGGTCCTGCATAGCTCATTGGCATCGTGCGCTGTGGTGTCAGGGACATCAGCGACATATACGGGTTTGACGTTTGCATTGCCGCTTGAATCTGCGCGTCAGTTGCCTGCTGCATTGTCGAAGGCGTGTAAACAGTTTGGTAAGGCGTATTGGCAATGGCTGTTTGCGTGAATGATGCAGGTGTCACTTGCTTATAAGTTGGCGGCTTTGGCGGCAATGGCCTATTGATTGGCGTTAGTGCTGTTTGGCTTGTATTTAGAGGCGTTGTTGCTGTACCCGTTGTGCCTGTACCCGTTGTTGTGACTACTGTTCTTGGGTTAGCCGTCAGAGCCGTGGTGACAGCGGCAGGAGTTGGCAGGTAACGCTGCAGTCCTGTGCCAATGTCAGCATCACTGAACCCTTGCGCCCTAGAGGTTTCAATGGCCTGGGTCACTTGAGCTGGCGTATAGGTTGTTGCTGCTGGCGTAAAGGCACCAGCAGTTTGTGCAACAGGCACCCGGTAACGCTCAAGTCCAGTGGCAATGTCAGCATCGCTGAAACCTGCTGCTCTGGAGCTTGCAATTGCTTGGGTCACTTGAGCTGGCGTGTAACTTACTGGTGGTGCTAAAGCAGCAGCGGCCTGTTCTGCCGTGACGCCATAACTGGCAAGTCCTTTGAGAATGTCAGCTTCATTGAAACCCTGCTCTTTGGATACTCGAATTGCTTCTGCAATTTGATCTGCTGTATAGGCCATGTTATAGCTCCTTGCTCATAATCCACCACTGTGGTGTGTAACCCGTCTTCGCCAGAAATGTTCGCTGCCAGCCCTTGCGTCCAGCAAGTGTGACGCGAGTGCATCCAAGTCCCTTGCCCCAGGACTCAATCATTGGCGTCATCAGTGCTAATTCGTTCATCTCGCCTGCTGCTAAAAAGTAGTTGAGGCATTTCTGTTGTGGATGGAGAACGATCTCCGTCACAATCACCGAACTCTTTCCAGGCCAGAGTTGCATCCTGGCTTGCTGGACCAACTCAACGACATCATCAAATGTGTGAGTGTTCAAAGAATATTTTAAGGCTTTTTCGATCTCTGGCCTCAATCTCTCAATATCTGTCATAGCGCCGTTGCCGACAATGCCCCTGCGTTGCTGACCACCACAGAGAACCTGCTTCCATTCGGTGAGGTGAGTATCAGCTTGCTGTTGCTGATTTCAATGTCCGCATTGATCTTGCGGTTTTGCCTGTCGGCAGACTCCAGCAGGAAGTTACGCTGGGCCTCTGCCACTGGCGTGTAGGTTTGCGGTGGAGTTGGAACCTTCATCAGCGTTTCCCGGCTGGCACTGCATCCAGGCGCATCACCCCCACCCGCCAATCCGTCAGGCTGTCTGCTGTCACCTTCATCTTGACCTGGCGTCCTGAGAACCTGGCGTCAGTCGGGTTGGCACTGGTGAAGGGTCCAAAGCTAGTCTCTGTCCCTGTGGGATAGAGGCGGCTGCTGAAGCTGATGCTGACATCACCAAGGTTGGACTCGTCAGGTATCACCTGCCGGACCTGCATGATCTGCTCACCATTGCCAATCTCCACCGGACCAGACTCAGCGAAGATGGTTTGGCTGTCGTAAGCAAAGCCCACCTCATGCTCGTAGATGAACCCGTCAGAGCTGACCATCAGGGGCGAGTTGAAGACGCCCTTGTCAACACCAGCCAGCCTGGACAATGTGCCAAGACTCCAGTGGTTCTCGCGGTAGTTGTAGATGCAGTAGGAGTCATTCTCGGTGGATGCTGCACTGGTGTAGAACCACCAGATTTCACCGAACTTGCTATTGTGGACCGCATACACCTTGCTGGCCTGCTCAAAGTTTATATTGCTGAACACGAAGTCGCCAATGTCGCTTGGCAGTGGCTTGACGTAGCCATCGTAAATCCAGAATCCAGAGCGTGACATCCAGATGGCGGCAGTGTCGATTGCCGCAACAGCCTGGGGTCCAATCAAGCCGCAACCAGAGCCAGCCTTCTCAAAGCTGAACACGAACGGCTGACCAATGTAGCTGCTGGTGTGGACATCAACATCAGTAAATATCAGGTTGACGCCACGAACCCTCTTGCCAGCCACGATAGAGCCGACAGTCGTCAACTCAAAGCTGCCTGCCTGGTTGTTGGCGGCTGGCGTCCAGGTGGTGTTGTCCTCTTGGTCTGACCATGCCACAAGCCTCGGGTTATTGCTGGCACCCAGGGCAAAGACAAAACGCTCAGAGGTTGTCATCACCGCCGCGCAGCCAGTGGGTGCATTGACAATGGCAATGGCTCTGGTGGGTGTTACGAATCCAAGTGTCCACTCTAGCAACTGCCCATCGCTGGTGCAGCAGCCCACCCAATACTCGCCCCAGGTGTCCATTGACCAAGTGGCAGCGTTGATGATTTGTCCAGTGTCTGGTCGTGCAACGCCGTAGGCAAAGTCACCATAGTCGTTATAGCCGTAACCCGTCAGCAGAGTGGCATCTGCATTGCCAGGCGTGAAGGTTGTTGGCGTGATGTCCTTGAGGGTTCCGGTTTGGTTCATAACAAACAGCTTGGTGTTTGTCCCGGCAACAATCCATCGCTCGGCGTCATCATCCCGCCAGTTGATGATTCCCCGGCATTTGCCTGTCACCTGGCTTGATGACCTCTTGCGCCAGCCGCCAACTGGTCTGAGTGTGTTCTCAAACCAGCGCACCAGGTTGGCGTTGAACCAACGTCCCATTGATTGGTACTCGGTGCCGTTGCGGTACACGCCTGCTGGTATCTTGAGTGGCATCAACATAGTGTTCTTTCAGACAAAAAGGCGGGTGCCTAATTTGTCAATGATAAGCCTTTGGCCTCTTGGCCTGTCAGCAATGCTGATGTGCGTCCAGCCACCAAATTCCCTGATGATCTGGTCAAACGGCAGGTTAGCCGCAATGATCGTCCTCACCACGGCATCAGGAATCATCCCAGGCACCTTGAAATCAGCAGCCAAGCCTTGCCTATGCTGAGAGCTGTCCTTGGAGCCTACAGCGTCATTCACGGCCTTGGAGCGAAAGGCACTGGAGATCATCACAGGCTTGCCGCCAAGTGCTGTCTTGACTGTTTCCAGAAACTCAGCCAGGCGTTGAAGGTTTGCCAACTCCTGTGCATCTGGCGTGTTGTCCAGCTTCCGGTGGTCGGTGTGCGTCAACTCATCGAGGGAAAAGTGCGGTGTCATTTCTTATTTCGATCTGATATTGCTTTGGCCTTGGCCTTGGCGTCTGCCTTGCTGCTGGCACCCCAGGCGTTGAGACTCAGCAGCAGCCGGGTGGGTTTGCCGTCCTTGCGCTCGGGGCCAGGATTGCCGCCCATCCTTGCGAGGAAGCTGGCGCGTCGAGGGTTGTCACCAGACTTTACTGGTGGCTTGATGTTTTGCCCAGCCGCCTTGAGGCTTGCCCGTCCAGCAGCGTTTAACCCGCCCTTGGGGTTTTGTCCTTCCTTGCGTTGCCAAGCTGGAGTCTTCATTTCTTCTTAGCTGGCGGTGTATGCGACAGGGGTTTGCTGGCTGGTGTGTGCTTTGCACCTGTCATCAGCTTGCTCCCAACCTTGTGGGTTTCGCCCTTGTGCAGCTTGCCATCTGGCAAGTAGTGTGGTTTCGTCTTGCTCATGGCTTTTTCTTTGCTGTCTTGGCGGCTTGCTTAAAGTCTTTGGCGCTTGGCGCCGCCTTGGAGCCGACCTTGTTCATCTTCTCTTTTGAGCCAGCTTTGATGCGCTCCTGCTTGGCGTTAATGTTTGCGTAGAGTCCAGGTTTCATGGTTATTTCCTTGAAAGTAAATCTGTCTTGGCCTGGCTCCCGGCGCTGGAGCCAAAGTAGTAGGCAATTATCCCGGTCCAAGCTGTGCCTAAACTGCCCAGCATCATCAGGATGGCGGGGTTGTTGGAATCAATCTTCTGGAAGAACATCATCACCATGATGCTGAAGAATCCTAGGGTCACCGCTGCAGCCAGGATTGGCGGCATCATGGACCTGGTTGCTGACTGCATATCTCTTGCGCTCTTGCGGTCCTCGACCTCCAGCTTCTCAAAATTTAAACCCAGCTCCTGCGCTTGCTTTTGCAGTTCAATCTCAGCAATCTTCACCATTGCGATTTGGTCGGCGGTGAGCTTGTTGCTGGAGATCAGGTCACCAACCTTCTCGGGGTCCACGCCAATCGCCTTGGAGATGGCGCTTACCGCCATGCCAGCCAGGGGACCGCCCAATGCCGTAGCGATTGTCGGTGCAATTTGTTTAAGCCAATCCATTATCAATCTCCAACAATCTGCCAGGTCAACCAGGCCACCAGGCCAACTATGGATGCCACCAGCGCGGACCATAAACCAAAGTCAACAATGTCGCTGATCTCTTCTGCTCTCACCGCCTTGATGTGAGCTGCTTCAGCCTCTGCCTTCTTGCGCTCTGTCACTATGCGGTTGCGCTCCAGCATGATGGCGTTCCAGACATCATCGTTACCTGACCAGATTAGCATCTGCTTCAATTCCGCTTCCGCATCTTGCAACTGCTTGAGCTGCATCACCGTTTCAAATGCCACCGCCGTATCGCTTTGCCCAAACCCCTTGGGTTTCTTCTTTACCGCTTCCTTTGCAACTACATCCTTGGCCTCAAAGAACTTCATCAAATCGCCAGAGATGGCGTTGATGTCCTTGCCCATCTTGATGGCGGCTTGCACTCCTTTGATTGCACCCTGCGCCACTGCAAATGCGGTTAGCGGGTCAATCATTTCTTGTTCCACATTTCAAATAGCTGCTTGACCTTCTCCTCCAACACTGCTACCCGCAAGTCGAGTTTTGCCAGGACGATGATTAAGGTGATGATCGCCAGCAGGATGGGCCATGCTTTCGACAGGATGTCGAAGAAATCCATAATTAACGATGCAGCGTGAGGCTTGCATAAACGATGGCAGACATGGAAAAGATCAACACCCCGGCAGTCTTAATGAGGATGCCCTCAAGCCGCTTGAGCCGCGCATTGATCTGCTCGTACCTCTCGGCGCAGACCGCTTCATGGCTGCTAAATTGTGCTTCAAGGCTCACGGCTGGCTTTCAAGTTGTGCTGCAGCCGCTTCAGCCGCCAAGCGTTGTGCTTCACGTTCAGCAGCCGCAGCCGCCTGTACCGCTTGATATGCCGCAACCACTTCCGCTGTCCACGCCGTGTTGCAATGAGCCACGACATTGGCAGGGACGCCTGTCAGGTCTTGCCCCGGTGTGAGGCTTGAACGATGGTAGGTTTGGCTCAGTTGTACGCCGTCCTCCATGATGCGTGTTGCATTGCGGTAGAGGATGATGCCGTTTTCGGTGACGGTGATTTGGTCAATGACGGTGGTTTTGGTGAGTGACATGGTGGGTTCCTTTTAAATTAAGTGTCCAACTTGGCTAATATGGCCTAGTTAATTAAACGAAGTATGTTAATGTGCCTCTAAGTATTGTTCCACTACCAATAATAGCCGAAATATTTACCGCCGAAGTTCCTGCTGTGCTTCTTGTATAAAAGTATATGTCAGCCGTACTTTGTTGAATAAATGTACCAACTGAAATCTGAGAACTAGCAATAGTTTCCCAATAAACGCTACCAGTATGGTAATCGCCTATACTACTAGCCGGTGCAAATGGCGCACCAGTAATAGTTGATGTTGAGCCTGTTCCTAATAAAAGAATTTGCAAATTAAAAATAATTGTTACTTGTCTTCCAATTTTTGTGTAAAAACCGACTTGAGTTGTATAGGTAGCATTTCCACCAATGCTAGGTGTCCAAGTCCCCTCCTCATAATCATCCAGCGTGTTGGCGTCTGCTACAGCAACCGCAGTGGCGGGAAACGCAAGACCACCAGCACCAGCAGTTGCCCCGCCCACTGCTGCGCCTGTTGTTGCACTCAGCGTCCCGGTGACTGCTAGGCCGGTGGAGGTAACACGAGCAACTTCTGCGTTATTAGACATAAACGTCAAAGGCGCGTTATCTGTATTATTTATTTCAAAATAACTTGGCTTTGATGTGTGAGCAGAACTAAATTTTGTAATTATTGAATTAAATAAAGAGGCGTTATTACCCCAATACATTGCAGAACCTGCCGCTGTACCTGACGTAGAATTTCTAATGACTACTAATGAAGTTTGATTATTACCTGCCGCTGCGTCATTGATAAATGCTGTTCCATCAAAAGTAAGAGTAGAATTAGTAGTTAGCACCTTGCTGGCGTTGAGGAAAGCCACGCCGTTGGCTGTGCCGCCATTGTGTGTGACTGTGCTGGAGGTGGTGAGTGAGGTAAACGCACCCGTGGTCGCAGTCGTAGCCCCGACAGTGCCGTTGATGTTGATGCTGGCAGTGCCGGTCAGGTTGGTGACTGTACCGCTGGCAGGGATACCCAGAATTGCGCCATTGCCCAAGGTAGCAACACCCGTCACGCCCAAGGTTGTGCTGGCTGTGAG